CTTTATGGAATTGTATAGGAGTAAAACATGGCTCTACTCTTTGCTAAAAACAATTCCCTTTCAGCAGTAACAGCACTTCCAGCTTCAGTATCAGGTGGGGGTCTTAATTTAATATCTACCCAAACTGCATCAAGTTCATCTACAATATCTTTTACTTCAGGAATAGATTCTACTTACAAAGAATATATTTTTAAGTTTTATGATATACACCCAGCAACAGATAACGCAGATTTTACAGTTAATTTTAGAGATGGTGGTTCATCTTATGATGCGACTAAAACAACAACAGCATTTCAAGCACAACACAATGAAGCTGGTAATGATTCAACTCTTTCATACGATACTGGAGATGATTTAGCTCAATCTACATCAGCACAAAAATTAACTGCTGGTGGTGGTATTGGAAATGATAATGACCAATCATTATCAGGAACTTTACATTTATTTAATCCTTCAAGCACCACATTTGTAAAACATTTTATATCAACGACAAATTGTTATAATAATACTGACTATTCAATAAATACTTTTGTAGCTGGATATTGCAATGTAACTGTTGCTATTGATGGCGTTCAATTCGCTATGTCGTCAGGTAACATAGACTCAGGAACAATAAAACTATATGGGGTAACCTAATGACTTTTGGTTTAGTTAAACACAACAATAATTCTATATCAGCTATAACAAGTGCTGGACAATTAGCACAAGGTAAAATGACTTTGTTGCAAACGCAAACTGCGTCTAGTTCTTCTTCAATAGATTTTACTTCAAATATTGATAGCACATATCCTATTTATGTTTTTAAATTTATAAATATACACCCAGCTACAAATGATACTGGGTTTATGGTTGGTTTTAGAGATGGTTCTACGGCTTATGATGCAAGTAAAACAACAACAGCATTTCGATCTTTTCATGACGAAGCAAATTCATCAACAAATTTAACTTATTATGGTTCAGTTGACCAAGCAAATGCCACAGGGTTTCAATATTTAACAGGGGGTACTGGTAATGGTAATGATGAGTGTTTATCTGGTATATTACATTTATTTGAGCCATCTAGCACAACTTTTGTAAAACATTTTATAGCAAGAACACAGGAATATAATGCTGGAGATGCTAGTCAAGAATATTATATGGCAGGATATTGTAATACAACAACTGCAATAGATGGTGTTCAATTTAAATTTGCAAGTGGCAACATAGATTCAGGCACTATCAAACTCTATGGAATAAAAGGAAGCTAATGAGTATAATAAAATTAAATAATAGATCAGTAAAAGATATAACAGCTTTTGGTTCAATATCTTCTCTTGGAAGTCTTACACATATTGCAACACAAACAGCTTCATCATCAGCTTCAATAAGTTTCACATCAGGGATTGATAGCACTTATAAAGAATATATTTTTTATTTTGTAAATATACACCCATCAACATCAGCTCAATTAAAATGTAATTTTTCAACAGATGGTGGTTCAAATTATAATGTGACTAAAACTACTACCAGTTTTGTTTCTCAACATGCAGAAAATGATAGTTATGCAAATCTTGTTTATCAATCATCAAGAGATTTAGCACAATCAACATCAGATATGTGGATTTCATCAAGTTTAAAAACAGATAATGATTCAAATTATAGTGGTCAAATGCAATTATTTAATCCTAGTTCAACTACATTTGTTAAACATTTTATTACTAGAGGAGTTTCTATGAATACTGATCCAGGTGCAGTAGATGATTATTTTGCTGGATATGGAAATACTAATAGCAGTATTGATGCTGTTAGGTTTCAGATGTCATCAGGAAATATAGACAGTGGACAGATATTGCTATTTGGATTAAATTAACATAAAAGGAGTATATTATGCCAAGATATAAATTAGTAAATGGAGAACGAATACAGCTTACTGCTGAAGAAGAAGCACAAAGAGATCAGGAAAAGAAATGCTTTGTTATCTGCTACTGATTTTCATGCTTTATCTGATAATACAATGTCAGATGAAATGAAAGATTATAGACAACAACTTAGAGATATTACAGAAGGTCTGTCAACAAAAGCACAAGTAGAAGCTAAAGAGTTTCCTACGAAACCATAATTAAAATATAAATACTAATATAAATTTGATATTAGTATTTATGAAATTTTTTTTAATTATACAAATTTGTTCAGCTACATTAAATCAATGTCAGATACCATATTCTCCAAATATGGTATTTGACCAATATTACGATTGTGCTAGAACAGGCTATGACATAGCAAAAGGAACCACCAATAGATTAGGTGATAAATTTGTTAATGAAAATAAAATAGTAATAAATTTTAGTTGTAAAGAATTTGAGAGTATATAATGCCAAAAATAAGAAAAAAATTACAAAAAGAATTATCAAATGTTGATGACAGAAATGGTATGAGAATTTCATATCATGAAAAAGTTTGTGCTGAAAGAATGAAAACTTTATTTAAAGCAATAGATGAAATGCGTAAAGATATAAAAGAATTAAAATCTTATATGAATAAAGGCAAGGGAGCTGTAGCATTATTAATTATTATTGGTGGATTAATAACAGCTTTTTTTGGCTATTTTAAAATAAATGGATAACTTGACCAAATAACAAATCATAATAATTTTTTATCATGCAACTTAGTAAACATTTTAAATTAGAAGAATTTACAAAGTCAATGACAGCCACCAGGAAGGGTATTAAGAATGAACCTGGATCTGGTGATATTAAAAATCTTGAAAATGTTTGTTATGAAATTTTAGAGCCAGTAAGAGCTCATTTTGATAAGCCAGTTACTATAACAAGTGGCTATAGATCAGAGGAATTGTGCGAGGCTATAGGATCTAAAAAAACATCACAACATGCTAAAGGACAAGCTGTTGATTTTGAAATAGCTAATGTTCCTAATATAAAAATTGCTTATTGGATTCAAAGCAACTGCGATTTTGATCAATTAATTTTAGAATATTATTGTCCAGATGATGGATCTAAAGGATGGGTTCATGTGTCTTATAATGAAAAAGGATCTAATAGAAAACAAGTTTTAACTTATGATGGTAAACAATATTCAAATAATCTTCCTGAAATGAAATGGAAAAAAGGAGTAGTAGTAGAATAATATGTTGTTAGCATTATTAAAAAATCCATTAACAAAATTTGTAGCTGAAAAAACTATTGGAGCTGTAACACATAAATTAAAAAAAGATCAAATTGTAAGAGATAGAGAAATTGAAAATGCAAAAAATGTAGATATTCAATCTCTTAAATCTTCTGATAATTCACTAAAGGATGAATGGTTAGTTATTGTTTTTAGTTTAATTTTTATTGCTCATTTCGTGCCTCAGCTCCAGGATGCTATGGAGAGAGGATGGAATATTTTATCTTCAGCTAATGACTACTTTTGGATTGTTATTTTGACAATAGTTGGTGGTTCTTTTGGATCTTCATCTATTACCAAATTTATTAAGAAAAAATAATGGCAAGACGAAAGTTTGATCTAAACAAACTGCCTCATGTCAGGATTCCAAAAAAGACTAGCCAGGCTCCCAAAAGACCAAAAAAGAGCTCCATGAATAAGCATAAAAGAAGATCCTGGAAAGCTAAAAATAGAGGTGGATCTTAATGGATAGTGTTAAATATTTAGTGCTGTTATTATTATCATTTGATGGTGAAATGATCAAAGAAAGATTAGAGTTTGAAAGACCAGTTACTGTTATGGAATGTTCTGAATTTGCTGAAGAACATAGAGATGCAATATCTGTTCATAAATGGTTTGAAGGTAAAGATATTATGAAATCAGGATATTATCTAAAAGATGGCAGAGGCACTTTCCAAGGTTATATCTGTACCAATTAAATAAATCTGTTATCAATAAAATTATGATTGATAAAATTTTAACTGCAATATTTGGTACATTAGACAAATGGGTTTCCTGGGTTGATGGTTGTTTTATTGAAAAACCTAAAAAAAAAAAGAAAAAAAGAAAACCATCACCAGAAGATTTATTTAATGGAGAATAAATGAAAGTATCAGAAAACACATCAGTAGCTATGCCAATCAAAAATATGATTGGTATAATTATTGGAGTAGCTATGGGTATTTTTGCATATACAGAAATAACAGCAAGACTTACATCACTTGAGACATCAAGAGAATTAATGAATGCAGATTTATTAAAAGCAAGTGAACAGACAACTGTAGATAAAGAGCAGTATATCCTCCTGGAAGAACTTTACAAAACCACAGATCAACATACAGAATTATTAAATAAAAATATTCATAATCAGGTAATGCTACAACATTTGGAAAAACAATTAGAAAAAGCATTAGCTGATATAGAAGAACTTAAAGATAAGGTAAGAGCAAATGGAAATAGTCATTAGTTTATTAATGTTTCTTGGAGAGCCACCAATACTAAAAGAACATCTGTATATACAAGACCAGAAAATGGCGACTTGTTTGAAGATGAAAAGAATTAGTGAAAGATCTTCAAATGCAAAATTTCAATGTACCAAAGTCAAAGCAAATGTAATAATTGATGAGTATTCTGGAGATAAAAAGATAACTAGCATAGCAAGTATAGATTAATGATAGATAAAAAAGAACATGACAGAATAGTACAAGGTTATAAAAATATTATAGATCAAAAAGAGCTAGAAATAGATGAGCTCAAAAAACAAAATACAGATTTAAGAAAAAAATTAAAAGAAGAAAAAAAATTATCAAAGATGCTCTATGAGAGTCCATGAATGTCCGAATATGATATTATCTTTATTAAAAAAGCAGAAGTGGTTTATTGTAAAGCCTGTAAACAAGATCATACAACAAAACCAATAGAAATGTGTACTTACTGTACTCTTTTGGAAATGACACATAGCTATCAAGATAAAGATAAAATTCATGAAGAACACTAGCCCAAAACAGAAGGGAATATTATCTGAGCTCACTGCTATTGCTCATTTTGTAAAAAATAAAAACAATATGGTATTCCTTCCTTTAATGGGTTTAGGATTTATTGATATATTAGTTTTAAATATAAAAACTGGAGAGATCTCTTTTTATGATGTTAAATTTGGATCTAGGAGAAAAACAAGCTGGGTAAGTAAATCAAGAGTAAAAGCTAGATGTCTCAAAGGTCAGTTGATTTATAGAGGATCAAAGTCTATACAAAGTAAATTGGGTGTAAGAATAATTTATGTGGATGAAAAAGGTAAACTAATTTTTAGTAATGAAACCGATAAAAAAAAGAAAAAAGCAACCAAACTATTTTTTAGTAGGATCTTGTAATAAATGTAAAAAAGAGATTATGAATATTGATAGTTTTGTAATAGTTGCAAAAGCAAATGATTTATCAAATAAAAAAAGACTTTGTTATTCTTGTTATGTAAAAGATTAAACCTGGAGCCCAATAAGGCTCCAGGAATATAGGAAGTTAGAGAATTGAGTAGTCTCTATGTTCCATGCACTTATCAATCCTCTTATATCTTATATCAGCCTCAAACCAGCCTTCAAGTCTCTTGATCAAGGTTTCACAATCGTTAAGATCGTCATAAAAGAACTTGCCTCCATTTATGGAAGATTTAGGATCATACATTGGATTGTATGATGAACAATTGGTTAAGACTAATAAGGATATAAGCATAAATGCTTTTTTAATATTTAGAATTTTTAAAAACATAATTACCTCACCTTTCCTAAAAATTCTCTTAGCTCTGGAGCTGATGTGATAGTAGTAGTTTTTGTTTCACCATCTTTTTCAACTCGTTGAATCGAAACCTTTATAACTTGGTGTTCAGCCTCGCCATATTCTTTTTTGAATTTTAACAAGGTTCCGATTTCGCTATCACTTACAAAAGTTTTCTGCCTTCCAGGTAAGTGATAAGTTACTGTAACAAGTGTTGACATTTTATCCTCCTATATAGTTTACACTTTGTATTATGCGATCAACATTGAAGTTACTGCAACAGCAAACTTAAATAGCAAAATAGCTATTAGGCAAGTCACAGCAAAAACAATAAGACCATTCATAATTTTGTCTAATTTAAAAAAAAGTTTTTCAAATATATTATTCATTTAACCTCCTATATTTTTTAAAGTTGACATGTTCACAGCTTATCAATACCTCGCATTTATGCAAGTATTATACACTTGCAAATAGATTGAAAATGCTTACAGAATAAAACATGGCATTTATGCAACTGGCAAATATGAGCCTAAAAGAACAATTTGAACGAATCGAATCACTCAGAAAACAACAAAAGCTGAGTATAGAAAATTTGTGTCATTCATCAAAAGTACACCAATCAACTTATTATAGAATCAAAAGAAACCAGGTAAACCCAAGATATAATACTTTAGAAAAACTTATAGGAGCTTTGAATACTAATGGACAAGGATAAACTAAAAAAATTAATAAATCTGTTAAAAGATCTTAAAGAAAAAAAACAGATCCAAGGTAACCATTATAAAAATTTTTTAATAGAACCATGGCTTTTTATAAAATTGAATAACCTAGATCCATTCCAGGCTAATATTATAAAATATGCTTTAAGATATAAAAACAAAGATCCAGAAAATGACTTAAAAAAAATAATTCATTATACAGAAATGGAGAAAAATTTTATAGGAGTAATATCAAAAAAATGAAATCACCTTTAGA